ACCATTGGTGGTGTAACGCCATCAAATCCTACCGCATGGGTAGCTAATACAGCCGTTACTTTAAACAGTTTTGTATTTTCAAATATATTTATTTATCAATACACTACTGCGGGAACTTCAGGTTCTACAGCACCTGCTTATCCTGCTAACGGTACAAACAATTACAGCAACTACCCTCCAACAGCTCCCTTTGCAGACGGGTCAGCCCAATTGACTTATGTGGGTAATTGCGAGAACATTAGCTATGCAGCTTTGACACAGTTAATGGGGTCATCTCCATTGTCACCAAGCTCTGGAAACACAGTCTTAGACATTATCAACATCAATCTGTACTGGGGTAATACTCGTGTACCGATGGATTACTTAGCTTGGAGTGACTTCAATGCACGATTAAGATTTTGGCAAAACTATATTGGCAGACCATTGGCTTTTAGTATCTATGGTCAAGGACAGATCTATTTAGGACCAGTACCAGATCAAATTTATCAAATTGAGATTGATTGCGTAGTCTTGCCTAATCCATTGTCATTAAACACGCCAGCAGTAACGGATGTCATTAACGATCCGTATAGCACTATGGTTAAGTTCTACGCTGCTTATTTAGCTAAATACTATGAACAAAGTTACGGTGAAGCTGAGATTTACAAGCAGGAATACAGCAAGCAAGGCGCAAGTGTCATTAACAGCACCTTTACTCGTAGGATTCCTAGCGTTTACAGTAGTCCTTACTAATCATGGCAGCAGCCGAACAGAAAAAGTCATATCAGGTTGTTAAGGCTTTTAAAGGTCTTAACACTAAAGCAAACCGCACTGCAATTGATGAAAATGAATTTTCTTGGATTGAAAATGCTCAACCAATTGGATCTGGCAACATTAAAATTACTCCTAATAGCGTTGCGGTTGAAGATAATTTTAATGTAGCTGTTTCATTTTCTAATGAGGTTGTTTATCTTACTTCATGTAATTTGGGCGTTTCAGATTATGTAGTGGGATTTTTAGCAGATGGATCAGCCCAATATTTTAATATTTCTAATAACACCACAGGAAATGTAGCGCCAGCGGGGACTTTTTCTACTGTTGGTGTTTCTGAACTTTATCCTATTAACACCACTCAGTGGTACAACGATAGGATGCTTATTCTTGACCCAGACAAGGGATATTTTACTTGGGATGGTAATGCGGTTATTAGCGTTGGATCAGTAGGGGTTATTGGTGTTACCAATAACGGCACTGGATATACTACTGCTCCTACTGTAGTTATTTCAGGATATGACCAAACTGGCGGTGTTCAAGCTAATGCGGTAGCTAGTTTAACTAGCGGTAGCAATACGGTTAATTATGTTTCTTTGGTAAATGGTGGTTCAGGATACACCAACGGAGCTAATTTATCCGTTACTTTTAGTGGTGGCGGTGGATCAGGCGCTTCTGCAATAGCGGGGATTACTAGCTTTGCTACTGGCACAGTTTATGTCAATGTAATTTCTGGTGGTTCTGGCTATACCGATCCTGCCAATACAATTGTGACTATTTTGGGTGGAGGTGGCACAGGAGCAACAGGCACACCAATTGTATCTGGCAATGCCGTTACTCAGGTCATTATGACCAACAATGGTACGGGATACACTAATTCTGCCAACATTACGGCAACGGTATCAGGTGGTGGTGGATCGGGCGCTGTTTTAACTGCGCTTATTAACACTCAAAAAAATGTCGCAATAGAGAGCTTTTCAGGTCGTGTTTGGATTGCCCAAGGGCGAACTATCTACTACAGCGCTGCGGGATCGTATAGTGACTTTACAAGCGTTTCTGCGGGATCTGTAACATTAACGGACAGCACACTTCATGGCAACATACAGCAACTTCTTTCTGCTAATAACTTTTTGTATATTTTTGGTGATGATTCCATCAATGTATTTTCGGATGTCAGGGTTACTACTAGCGGTACTACTTTATTTACTAATACCAATGTAAGCGCATCAGTAGGGACTAAGTTAGCGTATGCTATTTTTCCTTATTTTAGATCAGTATTATTTATGAATAACTACGGGGTATATGCCCTTGTAGGATCTACCACTAGCAAAATATCTGATTCGCTTGACGGAATGTTTCCGAATATTGACTTTGCCACCGAAGAAACTACTGCTGGACAGGTGCTTTTAAACAACATTTTGTGCGCTGCGTTTAATTTTAGGTACTACGATGCTGAATTTACCAAGTCATATCGGTACATTCAAGCGGTGTTTTTTGAGAAAAAATGGTTTATTACTAGCCAAGGTGACGATATGTTATATGTCGTTTCCGTGCCTGTAAGTGGGATTATCAATATGTACGGTGTGCGAAATGATCGTTTATATCGTTTGTATCAGGATTCGCAATCGGCAATTACCAGTCGTATTCAGACTGCATTAAATCCAATGGGCGATCCAATTCGGACCAAGCAAGCCCTCAAATTTGCTATTGAGGCTACGGTCACTTCGGGCGTAGAAATAAATGTCACAGTAGATTCTGAATCGGGCGCTAGTCCTGTTTACACGCTTGGAAATTACATTACTTGGTATAACACATCTAACACTACCATCCCTTGGATTAACAACAGTTCTACTGTAATATCTTGGGTAGGTGGTACAGGGTATGAACTGTACAAGTCAGATGCGCAACAATGGGGTAAATATTTAGGGTTGACACAAACTTCAAACTCAGCAGGTTTTGTGGTCAATACATTTGAATTTGAACATGAATTGAGAGTGAGGTTCTAAATGGCTGGAGTTCCGTTTGTCTTTGGTAATGCTACAACGAGCATACCTTTAAGTAACCTAGATGCTGACTTTAATACGCCAGTAACCATTGGGAATACTACCGTTGGTTTAGGAAACACTGTTACCACGCTTGGTAATGTCACATTAAACAATGTCACAATCAATAGCGGTTTACTTTCAACTGCAACAATTCCGACTGCTAATGGCACAGTAATGATTAGCGGTAATATGCCAGCGTTTAAAGCATATTTAAATGTCAATCAATCTTTAACTACAACAACCTTTACAAAAGTCACATTAAATACTAAAGTTTTTGATACTAATAACAATTTTGATTCAACAACCAATTATCGTTTTACACCTACTGTGGCTGGGTATTACAAAATTTCTGGAAATATTAGTATTGCAGCTTCTACTGGAGCAACAAGAGTTTTAGTTCTTATATACAAAAATGGTAGTGCAGTAGCACAATGTGATGGCTACCCATTAGCTGGTGGTGGTGGTGCAAGTACAAGTGTTGATATTCAAATGAATGGTTCAACAGATTATCTTGAATTGTATGCTTATGTAACCGCAACAATCCCTATTTTGTACGGATTAAACGAATCACTTTGCTTTATGAGTGGTTCTATGACAAGGACTAGCTAAAATGACATTACCTGAAAAAATCATGGCTCTATATCCTAGCCTTACACAACAGGATTTCTCAACTGTAATCACACTACAAAACGATTCAGACGGCAAAGGCGATTACATTGCTAAATGGGAACACCCCACATTGGCTAGACCAACGCAAGAACAACTAGATGCGGTGCAATAATGGGAATTAACGCCTTCTGCAAAACTGGCAACACCATTACTTTTACGGCTGGTGTTGTTGCTCCCACGCCTGTTCAAGTGTCATCCACTACTTTAGGTGGCAATCAGTATCGGATTATCAATGCTGGATCAACGCTAGTATTTTTGGGTTATGGCAACGATGCTGCAACTGCTAATACTGCTTCAGCCAATGTAACCAGTACGGGATTAGCTTTCCCATTGTTAGCGGGTACAGATGAGATTCTGACCTTTGCTCCCAATGCTTACTTTACTGGCACAAGTACGGCTAATGCCGTTGTGTACATTACCCCTGGAGATGGTTTGTAGATCATGTTAAAGACCGTAAACATAGGTGGTAGTACTACTAACGGTACAGTAACCCAGATTAACGCTGGTACTGGAATCAATGTAAGCCCAAGCCCAATTACGGGTAATGGCACAGTATCGCTTGCTAATACTGCGGTAACGGCTGGAACTTATGGCAATGCCACTATCAACGGGGTATTTACGGTTGATGCTCAAGGTAGATTGACTAATGCTGCCAATGTGGTGATTAGCGGTACTTCTCCTGGCGGTGTTGCGGGTGGCGATCTTACTGGTACATATCCTAGCCCTACTTTAAATACTAGCGGTGTAGCTGCGGGTGTTTACGGCAATGCAACCACTGTTGCACAAGTTACCGTTGATGCCAAAGGCAGAGTAACAACGGCAGCAAATGTGGCAATTGCTATTGCTAACACAGCTATTACGGGTGGCAACATTACCCTTGGTAACACTACCGTTGGTTTAGGCAACACAGCTACAAGCCTTGGAAACCTTACTTTAGCTAATGTGACCATTCCTAGCGGTACGATGAATGTCACTATTGTTAATCACACTTCAAACATAGCTGCAAACGCTACATTTAGCTCTGCAACCATGATGCTAATTCCCGCTAACTATTTAATCATTAACTTAAATGGTGTTAATGTCAAAATCCCTTACTACTCGGTCTAACTAATGGACAGTCAATTCTTGTTTAATATTGTTACTACCCTAGCGGGAACGCTAGTAGGATGGGTTCTCAAGGTCTTATGGGATGCTGTGCGAGATCTTCGTGATGATGTCAAAGAGATTGAAAAAGGCTATGTAATGAAGGATGATTACCGTATTGATATTGCGGAGATCAAGGGAATGTTAGCTAGAATCTTTGATAAGCTCGATACCAAGGCTGACAAGTGAAT